TGCTTGGACCACTGCAATTTCCGGCCATCGCCTACGTCAATGGAGGTAGGATCGTCATTCTCCCACAGCCAATGACCCGACAGCGCTTGATTAAGCACGTTGCCAATCACGAAGTAATAAGCACCCGCTCGCGCGAGGTACTGACGGTGAAGATCTGCCAGAGTAGTCGGCTTAAACAATCCCTTTACTCCCGAGCCTTTACCAAACGCTTGCGTCATCGCACGCGTAGTCGAAAGGGTCCAGTCAGGTGCAAACAATGCCAGCTGTGCCCACCACCTACCGCTTCGAGAGTAGAGATGCAAAGCCAGATTACGTCCCCATTTGGTTGAAGAAGCTTCCGCCAGCCGCCGCCAGTTAAGTCCTCCCAACAGATCGTTGGTGTAACTAGCTGCAATAGCTCCAGCTTGTTCTTTAGTAAGCAATGGCACCGCAGGGTCGGCGATGTGTCGCTTAGCAGAGGCAGCCATCAACGACTCCACCTTTTCGGCGAAGATGTTCAGCTTCATCCCTGTGTGCACCCAGTCCCACATGAAGGTGTCAAACTTGTGGTTGAATTCAGCTAAGCCTTTTACAGGAGCCCCAAGCCCTTCCAACGCAGAGTCCAACCCTTTCTGTACGCCCTTAAGTCCAGCGTAAAAACTGTCCGTTCCTACATCCTCCATTGCTCTGGCGCCGCGCTCTAAGCCAAATTTCAGCCCACTCTTATAGGCTAGTTCGATCATAGGCGTAAGCCCTTGCTGACGAAGTTGCTTAAGCAGATCCGTAGTACCACTAGCAAAAGCAGGCAAATCCTTTATAAACCTAAGCGGCTTGTCAGTCCCGGCCAACCCCGCATCAAATAGTGCCTTGACGTGGAACAGGGAGAAGGACACGGCTGAACGCTTCAAGGCGGTGTTCAACATCTCCACTCCCACCGCCAATGCACTCCCTGGTGCTTTACTGTACAGGAACTGCAACGAAGGCGCAATGTCCGGATGCACCTTAACTCCTTGCAGCCCATCCACACTCTCGTAGAAATGTGGAGCCTTGTCGTGCGAAAGCACCAACTTAATCCCGTTCGGCTGTTGAGCTTGTTTCAGCCCATCCACCAGCGTCTTATTCGCCATTGCCCTGGACATTGAGTTAGAGTAAATCCCGATGATAGCAGAGATGTCCTCGGTCAGCGGAACAAGCCCGGCGCGCTTTCCTTCTTCCAGTGTGGAGAAGGAGCGTTCCTTTGCATAAGGAGACTTAGTACCCATGCCCGCACCTCTCCCCTCCATTCGAGCCCAGAAGGCTTCCAGGATAGGAGATTGTTTGGAGCCAGCCTTCCAGTCCCACAGGTGCGTCACGTAGTTATCCAGCCCTGTATTAAGGACTCCAGCTGCCTGTGCTGACTTTCGCATGCCTTCAAACCAGGCACGAACCATCGTAGCAGCGCGGAGTTCAGCCCCCTGCAACTGAACGTTTCGGTTTCCATCCAGCCACTGGGTAATACGCGCTCGCCCAGCCTCGTCCGGCACCAGCTTCTCCACGCTTCGCTGCAAGTCCCAGGCAAGTTTGACCGCCTTGTCCTGTGCGAATTCCCAAGCATTTGTAAGCCCGTCAATCCGCATACGCGTGTCAGGTTTCCACAAACCTTTCCAGGTGTTCACCAGTTTGGCCGGTCCCATTCCTGCACCTGCTCCAACCAGAGCTCCTAGCGCAGCCCCCATCCACTTGTGGTCCTTATCACTCGCCCAGAGGCCGATGGTGGTTCCCAGCTCCACGGCGGCCATAAGGGCTAGCAGTCGGGTAAGGCCGATCCCCGTCTGCCCAAACATTTTAGGCTGTGTGTGGTCGGGCCGTACAGGTACTTCAATCCAGGTATGCCCCTTCGGATCAGTGTAATCTACTCCACCGGCTTTTCGCAGTAGTGGTTCGACAACGCGACGGTAGCGATCATAAATTGATTGATGATCTTTGTTTATAAAGGGTAGGGATCCCTCATGATCCTGCGTTTTTAATAGTTGTCTTTGCCGAGCAACATAGGAAGCTTGCGCCCTAACAGATTCTGCAGAGGCTGGTATTTGGCCAAACCCATCTGGACCACCATTCTGCATATCGTTTAAGACCTGCTCAGATCTCTGCAATTCTTCCTGACTAACAGCCAGTTCCCTTGGCCACCCCTCCACCTTCGCTACCGTATCCGGCGTGGCGAAGCGCACAGTCTCCCCGTCTTTAATCAGTTGTTCTGTCCGGTCAATGTTCTTCTGGTACCACGCCCGATCTTCGGGGGTAGAGGCCTCCGCCAGTGCTTTCCGGTGCTCGACCAGATTCTCTCGCAAATCTTTCAGATTACTCGCTGCCTGTGCCATTTTCTCGCGCACAAGACGAGCTTCCCAGTCTTTGGCCAAGGGGCCGAGGCGAGAACCCGCAACAGACTGTTGAAGTTTGCTTTCCATCTCAGCAATGCGAACGCGCCAGTTTTGAATAGCAGCATCTCGTGCATCCGCTAACCATTGAATTTGGGATAGTTTCCTCAATTTACTTAAATCACCTTCAGAAACACGCTGGCGAGACAAATCTGTAAGTCCTAGCACGGCTGCCTGGTGCTCCAAATTAGCCTGCATTGCACGATAGGCAATTGGGTTAGCTTCCCGCAAACCTGCAAGTGTGTCGTGTGGATACAGTACAGCTTCTTCTGGATTCCAGGCATTAAGAGCTCTTTCAGCTTTCCTGTAAGTCTCTATCTGACGTTGGTAAAACTCATCAGTATTAGGAGTAGTTTTAGCTTTAAGCCTTTGCACCAGGTCACTCTGAAGCTCAACCACGTGTTGCTTTCCGTTTTCTATGAACGACCTGACCCACCCGAACAGTCGGGGATTGTCAAAGTGATTGTTAGCCCCTGCCTCAAAAGGAAGGTCATACATCATGGTGATGGGATCAGAGATCTGTAGATAGTCTACTCCAGGTACCTCAGCTCTCTGAATCCTCTCCAGCCCATAGTCAGCGTGCGTATGCGTAGGATTCGACGTAAGCGTCCAATCCGCCGTATCCATGTTAAGTTGCTTTACCAGCTCCGAGGCCGTGATGGTTTCTTGCGGATGGTTCAGCAACACGTACCGCACATGCTCCTTCTCTGCCAGCGGAATGTCTTCCCGCGCCACCTGTTCCCACACCTGCTTCTTGGTGAAGGTATGCCGATCCTGGGGAAGCCGCTCGAGGAGCTTAAACCCATAAGGGTTTTCCTTCAGCAGAGAGCCTAGAGATTTAAGCGCTCCGGGGGCAGGAGACAGAGCAGCAGCGAGGGCGAATCCTCTAACCATGTCCTGCTCGTCTTTGCCTAGCGCTTGGTACGCCGCCAGCGAAACTCCAAGCGCAGCCAGTCCTGCGAGGAGGCGGGGATCAGCTTGCCCCTTCTCCAGCTTTCGCGGGCCATCCAGCTTCGTCATGGTTTCGTGAGCTTTGTCGGCATTCAGCATTCCTCTTTGCCAACCCTCGGTACCTTCAGGAAGAACAGATTCATACCAGTAGCGGGGGCTGTTAGTGCGTGTATCCCAGGTACGGCCCGTAATTTTGTAGACATCTCCCTTAGATCCCTTAACACGATCTCCGGCCTGCCACTGCCACCCGTCATAAGCCTCGACGAGTTCGGCCGTTTTCTGCATACGTTCCCTGACAGACTGCCCCAGGGCTTTGTGAAAGTCACGGATAGGCTTGGTGATAAGCTCCGTCACGTTATCCTTGCCCTTCAGCCCACCAAGCAGTGCCACGCCAAGCCCAAGCGACTTTGCATCCTCTTGGTCCGCCGGGTCGAGACTCAGAAATCCCGCTACTGTCAACCCAAGCCCCGCAATCAACGCCAGCAGCTTCGGGTCAGCTTTCCCTCCTTGCAGCTGGTCCTTCGCCCAGGTCGCCTTATTCCACGCAATCCGCTCCTCCGCCGTCATATCGAAGCCACGCCCGGCTGCTTGCTTCTCCGCCGCGCGTTGCAGGTCCGTGCCAAAGTCGCGCAAGGCGTCAGGAGTAGCTCCCTTCATTCCGGTATCCACCGGCTCGAGTCTGCCGTCCGGCATCCGCTGCTGGAACAGCGTCCCCCTACCAGTCGGCTGTCGTCCGGCTGCCTCCGCCGCTGCTTGGGCCGCATCCCTCGCTGCGCCCTCTGCCGCAAACCGTCCGGAGAGGTCCTCGAGCAGCGGGGCATCTGGCGCAGGCAGCCGTAGTGTAGGCGTACCAATCTGCCGAATGGGAGGTGCGTCAGGCCTGTTGGCATTGTCGAAGCGAAAGTCAGGAATGTACTGATCCGCTGGGATTACCTCGCCCTGGTAAGTATCCCTGAATCCTTCCGCAGCCAACCCTCGCCGCTCCATCATTCGGTCCAGGGCCTCGCCCACCGCCGGATTCTGCTTGCGTATAGCCTCCACCTGCTTTTTCGAGGCCCCCGACTGCATCAGCTCGTAAGCGCGCTGCTCGGCATTCCTCGCCTTGTCCACAGCTGAAAGCGACTCCGCCTGGGCGGCACGCTCAAGGTCCGCTGTGAATTCTTGAGGAGAAGCATAGTCCTCTTCGCGAAAGCGTTTTGCCTCTGCGGCTGTCTTAGCTGCTCCTGGAAGATCCGTCGGCTTTGCCTTGCCCATAGCATCGAGCTTTGCTTGCACTCCTTTCGAAGTACCCCATGCCCCAGCTCCGGCCATCGCCGCATTAGCTAGAGACTGTACATCCTGTGTGGTAAGCGCTCCGTTGGTTTGTTGCTCTACCCAGTTACCTCCCTTTTCGATTCCCTTGGAGATCATCCCCATCGCGTTCGACACGTCAGATGCGCTGTAATCCTCTCCATACCCAAACGCTGTCATGAGTTTGTGCAGAGGATTCATGAAGGGCTCGGAAATCTTTGCGCCAGCTTCCAGGGCCTTTTTACCCTGTTTTGTGCGCGAAGCTGGTGCATACCCACGCAGCAACGGATCGGCCAGTTCGTTAAGCCGTGTTCCGATGTCTGCACCAGTAGACAATACCATGCCAGGGACGCTCAGTACCATGTCAGCCAAACCAAGCAAATTCATGCCGGTTTGCTTTAGCACAGATACAGGAGAACTTACAGAGCTGGTAGCAGGCTCCCCTACAAACTCCTCGAAGCTCATGCCCTTCGCCGCAGGAGTTTCAGCTGGTTGCTCCAGCACCGCATCCGTCCCGGCCTCCACTGGCTTTCCCTCCCAGGTCATTGGATGGGCCGGTACTCCAGCGTTAATGTTACGAATCGTCCGGGCCCGCGGAGCATCCCGCTTCGTATCAACCCCAAGCAAAAACTTCGGATCTTCCGGGTCTTCAGCTCCGCTAGTGTCGCCACCTGCATTCAGGAAATCCTGCATGTTCATGCCCATGTCACTCTCCAGTCACGGGTTGAAATTCCTTGCCATCCCACAGCCCGATAACACCTTTGCCGTTGTCGTAATACCTGCCTTTGACGAGTGCGCCAACATCCTTCGGAACGGTCATCGCCGTAAGCGGAGTCTTCCCTGCCCCCATAAAGCGGAGTTTCTTGCTCAGCCCTCCCCATTTTTCCTGCTCCGTGAAGTCTTTCTTGACGAGGTTGTAGGCTTCGGGAAGCGCTTCGCTGTAGGTAGTGCCCGGACGCGTCTGCACAATCCTACGAGCAGCTTCTGCCATAGCAGTTCCGGCCATCACCATATCCTCTCCTTCCAGGTCCGGAGAGTTCTGCTTCATGTACAGCAACGCTTCGTCCAGCTGTGCTTTGTTGGGCGATGCGATAGGCTTGCCTTCAGCTTTCCGGGTAGTAGCTGCTTGGTTTTTCTCGCGGATTATGTTGTTATAATTCTCCCGGATTTGCGCCAACTGCTCCCGCACCGCGATAATAGCGTCATGGTAGCGCACACGCTCTTCGTCCGCCAATGCCTTACGCTCGGCCTCAATCCGCTCCTTGTAAGACATGGAGGCGTCCCGGGCCTGCTGCACAAACCGCGGGTCGTAGGCCTGGCCCTGGTACGGGCTCGGCTGTCCGGTAGCCTTAGCGATCTCCTCATTCGCGCGGTCGAAGGTTCCCTGATCGACGGCCGTCCCAATCCAGCGATGTACCGTGTCATTAAAGTGATTAGCTAGATCAAGCGCTTGCTTTTTTGAGGCAATGCCCGCTGCCATAGCTTGGGCTTCGTGCCCTAGGGCAGTAGAGGCGTGTCCAGCCAGCTGCGCCATCATGTGAGCATCCCCTGCCGTGCCCGCGTCAAGCGTCAGTCCGCTCAGCAGTTCTGACAGCGGAGCCTTGGGGTTGGCGGCTACTCGCGCCTGCGCCAGTCGCCCCATGGTGTCAGCTGTCTGCATGTCCTGCAAAGCCTTCACAGCTTGTACGTCATGCAGGTCAGCAGACGAGTGCAGCCCTCGCGTTTGGGCGGCTAGCTGAGCAATAGTAGCATCGTTTTTCTGGGCCTGGAAGACTGGATCAGCCCCCATATCCCACATAGCAAAATCACTCATGATGCCTCCTTAACCGAGCAGCTGCCAAATACCTCCGCCCAAACGGTTGAGCGAAGAGCCAAGCAACTGCGCCGCCGAGATGTTTCCGGTCATTGCAAGCTGTCCTGCACTTGCCGGATTGAACCCTGCGCCGGCCAGCGTAGCCAGTCTGTTCTGCTCGTCGCCCAAGAACTTTTGTCCGTATTGCGACAGAGCGGCCATCATGTTCCCCGAGCCCTGATACCCCTGTGCAGCCAGACTTCGCCGAACCGCCTCCAGCCCAGCTGCGTATCCAGGTTGCTTGGTGATTAGCGAGGGGTTCGCCGAGAGGGCAGCGAGTTGTTGTGCGTACTGCTCGCGATAGGGACCGAACGGATCGGACCGCTCTGCCATGCGCTTTGCCAGCTCTGACAGCTGCCGCGATTGGTTGATCCCGTACAGCCCTTGGAGGATGTTCATCCCGCTTTGCAGCGGCCCAGCCTTCCCTGCCAAGGGAGACATAGACCGAAGCTTTTTCAGCGCTTCCAGGGGATTGCTAAGCCAGTTAGTTAGCGTAGCCCCCGTGTCGGGAGAACCCCAGTCAGTGAAAGGCCGACTGAGGTCTATATCCGGCGCGTAAGCAGCTGGTCCCCAATTATCTCCCCCAGCAAACCCACCCAGATTGCCCCAATCCGTTGCGCTTCCAAAGCCTAGGTCGCCCCAGTTACTGCCGCCGCCAAAGCCTCCAAGATCCCCCCATCCGCCTGTGACCCCACTCATCGCACTGAGTTCTTCAGCAGGAATCAGTCCCGCCATCATATCGGCAGCTGCCAAATCTGCGCCCATCGCACCACCTCCAAGTCCAGAAAAGAAATCAGGAATCCCCATCGCCATCAAGGCAATCGGGGCGACCTTCATGATCGTGCCAAAAAAGTCATCATCACTTTTAGGGTTAGTGTCGAAAGGCTTCACGATATATTGTGCAAGCGCGTTTGGCACATACCCAGTTTGCTCCCATGGGTTATCAGAAAACCCTTTGGGAACAAACCCAATTTCATTCAGGCGGGAGATTACATCGCCTTTGTTGTCGTATCCACTGCTTGCAGCGGGAACACGCAGAGGCGTAAAACCGGTGAGATCTCCTCGTTGGAGTTGTTCTATCCAGTTGAAATAGTCTGGACTGTTAGTTACCCTCGGAGAGTTGGCAATATAACTGCCACCGCCAGTAACAGCTCCGTAGGTCGGCTGACCCTGCTCATCAAGTCCTGTCAGCTCGGGTTTTCCGGGAACGTCAAACGCAGGGGCTTTGTACGCACTGCTATCAACAGTAAGCGGCATGATCGATCCTATCGCGGCACCAACCGCATGGTAGGTGCAACCGTGTAAGTTGTTCTCAGCACATCGCCGGGGGATAGTCGAAATATACCCGCAACGACGCCTACACTTTCATAACTACCGCCTCGGCCAACCTGAACGGAAGAGACTGTACCTCCCCTGACAATTACATCTACATCGTAAGTAGACGAGTTGGTGTAATCGTAAGGAGATGCCCCGACCGTAATTGAACTAAGGGCAGACAACGATCTGATGTTTACGTTCGCATATTCAGTGTTCGTCAAATGGTTGTACTGATTAGCAGTGCCTCCCTGTAGCCCGCCGGTAGCATTATGCCAGATCGTACCGCTCACGGCGCCGCTGTTCGTCAGCACCGTAACCAGCTTCAAAAACCACTTTAGCCACAGTGGGTTGAAAGTACCTTTGTTCGTAGCCGGGTCTACAACCACTACTTCGGCATAGGTCGGCGGGGGTTCGAAGGTGGCCATTACAGCGTCCCAACATCAACCATCAGATCAACCGCCTTCAGTCGCAATCGTGCGGCTGCTCTCTGCCGCATGTGCCATGCACGTCGAGTGAAGGTTCCGCATTTCGTAAGCATCGGAAGTTTTTCCCCTAGATCAACCTGACGAAAGCTACTCCAGTTGGTGTAATCCTCGTCACTGTGTCGCACCTCCAGCGCGCATCCAGACACCTGATCAGCCGAAAACAGCATCCGTCCTAGGTGTTTCCGCTGCCGCGTGTTGAGATCGGTGTTGGGGGTGTACAGCTCCCACGAAAACAACTCCCCATCATCCGTGGTAGCGGACGGGCTCAGGTAGTACAGCTTCCCGTTACTCTCGTGCTGCACGATGACATTCTGCGCTGAGTCAGACGTGGCAGCAACTATCGGAAGGTAGTTCCCGTCGGTGTCAGTCCATTGGAACCATTCCTGCATCCCCACATCGTAGACCATCGTGAGGTTTTCTGCCGGAATGGTAAGCACGTAGAACTTATGCCCGCCGACGCGCGCCCCCCAGGAATACACGCCTCCTGAGTAATCCGCTTGTTCCAGCAGTCGTTCCAGTGCAGGAGTACTAATCTGCGTAGCCTTGAGTTTTGCCAGCATGTGCACGGCAATGGAGCCAGCCTGAGTAGCCGACAGAAAGAACAGAGCACTGTCGATGTCCTGCACCGAGTCTGCGCTGTAGCACCCACACTCCACCAAAGCTCCCTCTACCGAAGACAGCGGACTGCCAGTAGAGTTACCAGCGTCATGAAACACTTCGATGGTCCACTCTTTGAGTGCGACGATATAGACCAACTGCTTGGCCAGTCGCACTCCTGCATCCGGCTCGATCTGCGCCACGATTACGTTCAACGGGTCCCAGGCGGAGAAGTCATTCGGGTCCGAGCCCCGCACATTAGCCGTAACATCCATGACGTAACACACTCCATTCAGATACCCGATGCCTTTGACCAGACTCGTCGATCCAGGAAAGTCCACGTCCGTCACCTTCGTCACGGTTGCCCCGTCAGTATAGTACCCGTACTTACCGTTTTGCAGTGTAAGCTTAGGAGTACCTCCGAGTGTGGCTTCGAAAGTATAAACACCCCCGGTATCGTCTACGGTCCCGATACTACTCCCGTTTTTGTACAGCGAGGTTCCGTGTACTGCGTAGATGTCACCTTTCCAGTTATACACTCCCCTACCAGCTCCGCTCAGCGTAGAGTGAAGAGTCATTCCAGGACGCTTAAACACGTGGATTTCCCCTACAGCATCCTTCTCCACGTACCCGTTGATGAGCCGAGCATCCTTATCCACCGTTTCATCACGGTTTGCGAAGGTAGCGTAAAGGGGCATTCGTGGAGGAAGTCCCTCTTTTTGGTTTACCTGGTTAAGGTCGCTCATCGAAACCTCCTGGGCGCACCTGCCCGCGTCGTATCGACAGCAAAGCGCGTATCCGCATCTTCCACATCCCAATCTTCCAGGGCCTGTCTGTAGGAAGCAGCCATTCCACGACAGCGCTCGATAATGGACTGCGGCTGCCCAGTGCTTACGTCATCCGCCAGTCCCCAACGCAGTGCCAAAAACCATTCCTGGGGGAAGTCGAGATTGTCGGTAAGGGCAGTAAAGCGAGTCGCCTGATACTGTGCGATGACATGCGCAGTGCCAGTGGCCGCCGCGGCGTCAGGAACCAGCCAGAAATACACATCAACCGAGTCTACTCGCTTATCAACCCAGAACTGACTGATGGCTCCGGTCTGCACCGTGCGAGACAGTCGCGTATACTCCTCTCTCGAAATCCCCCACAGGGGACGCTTGTTATTGGATGTATCCAGATAGTATCCTTGAGGAAGCACTCTTAGCGGTTTTGCCATGTCTACATCTCCCCCAGGCTTAAGGGAATACATAGCCTGTCCGGCGACCAGCGAAATACTCAAGTCATTCTGCAGCCAGAGTTTCAGCCCCTGCGTAGTCCACAGGGCGATGAGATCCCCGAGTCTTCCCATGCAATCTGCTAGCAACTCACTTGAAGGAGTAACGCCAGTTGCCAGCAGGCCAGCGTCTTGCAGCCCCATGCAGATCGCTCTGTAAGGGGTGTTTAGTGCAGGTGTAGTCATGGCAAATCCTCTGTGTAGTAACTTACTGCTCGCACAAATACCTATTAACCATGCGCCGCCACGTCCACAGCGGTCTGCTCGTACCAGAACCCAGCCCGGCCCAGGCGCACCGTGCAACCGCCCGTTCCTCCGAAGGTGATAACGACGATGCCGCGCGTGTAGTTGGAATCACTGGAGGTAATACCGGCGTTTCCATCCTTAACCATCTTGCTGCCGATGTTCGCCGCCTTGGTGATGTAGTTCGTCACCCACCCCGACACGCTCCAGCGGGGTGTCCGCAGTACGCGCCGGTGCGCCTCCGCAATGCCCGGTTCAGTAGGAGCTGGTGACGTACCTACTGCCGTGCCATCTTTCAGTTCCACCAGATCGGACGTAGCGCTCGTGGTGCTCGAGGGCCCGGAGCGCACGTAGCAGTCCAGTTCGATTCGCGGCGTGGCGGTGAGGGTGCCGCACAACTCCACTTCGATGTCCGCGTAGTAGTTGCCGGGGTGGATTCGCAAAGTCTGATCAGTTGATGCGCGCGATGACAAGTCGATGGTCACGGTGGAACCCGCTACCGCCCCTGTGATGGCCAACTCCAGCCAGTTGCCCAGGTTGTCCTGGTCGGCGGAGGCAGTGCTTCCAGGGGTGGAGCCCCACCTTGTATGCGCCACCGTCGAACAGGCTACCGTTACGCCCGTAGAGCAAGTCACGCGCACGTCATCCGGGATGGTTCCAGTGACCGTTCCGGTGGTTCCCGTGCTATTGCCACCGCTACCGGCAAAAAGTGGATTGCTGTAGAGGTTCAGCCCCGTGGAGAACTTTTTCGCGCTACCCCCCAGAGTGCCGTCCGCAGTCGTGGTGGCGTAGGTGAAGGTGTCGGCTGTAGGCGCAGTCGCCACTTGATGCCACCCGTAGGCATCCTGCTGATTGACGTTGTTTGACGTAGACTTGATATTTACCCAGTCACCAGCCTTAGCTCCGTGCGCTGTGGCCGTTACAGTCGCAATCCCACTGGCGATCACGATCGAGGTGATTGAGACATCGGTGCTCAGCGCAGTACGCCCCACCGAACTAGCCAGTTTGCCGGGAGGCTTCCAACCTCCTAGTTTGCCGCTGTTGAGCAGCAGCGCAGCCCCCGCCTTGCCGAGCCACTGCGCGCCCTGGCATGACGGGTGTGCTACATCCCCAGAAATGAATGCCCCACTCCGCTCGTTGCTGGTGGCGGAGGTCGGCAAGCCGATCACATCGCCCGGCATTGGGTCGAGGAACAAGTGCCCCTTGCGCTGGCAGTAGTCCCGGTCCCACTCGTTCAGGCGCTCGTAGCGTGTGCGCCGCGCCGAAGTCATGGACGCATCTGAGCTATTGACCGGCGTCACACCCAGGCGCATGACGTTGATGCCCCGGTCCTCCGCCCATTTGTAGATGGCCAGAAGATCGGTGACCATCGTGTCAAGGTCCGTGCTAGTGTTGTTGACGCCTCCGTTGAAGAAGAGCCAGTCGGGCGCCTCGCCGGTATAGGTATCTAGCTGCTCACTGCGAATTTGAGCCAGCGTTTTGCCGCCTACCGCCAGGCAATCGACAACGCGAAGTGGCCATCCGGCCTGCCGCAATACCTCACACCACCAACCACGACTGGTGAAGTAGGCATAGCCGGAGTACGCCACCCCGGCGCCTGGGGTGAGGCCGTTGTCGCCGCCGTTAACCCCGGCAATGCTGATCGAGTCTCCAACAATCAGAACAGTGCGGGCTTGCAAAGACGGCGCGCCAATGTTGCCATGTTCCTTCTTGTGTAGTACTCGAGAGCCAAGCAGCCAATCCATAAGCTTGCTCATCAAAAATCTCCTTAAGAATAGGTAAGACTGGCGCGATTGTCTGCCACGTTGTCGAAGTTTCCATCTCCGTCCGCCCACATAGTTACTCCCGTGGCGAGCGTAAGCCGCGAGCACCGCCACACGGCGTCACTCGTGGCGGAACCTGGGGCAGCTTCACAGATGTAGACGTAAGAAGCTGACGTAGTGGTGTCCAGGATAGAGGCAAGTGCCGGCTCAAGCGGCGAACTGGTAGGTGAATTGGAAAAAGAATCACGAAGACCCGGCATTTCAGTTCTCCTGAAAAGGGGGCCGAAGCCCCCTCCTCAATTACGCGTCAGCGGCAGGCAACAGATAGCCAGACTTATCGGCAGCACCGGAGTAGTAATTCTGGTGATACCGGAAGCCGGAAGAGGCCGTTACCAGGATCTCGGAAGTAGCATCGAGTGACTGGACGGTGTTATAGGCGAGCAGACCACTGTTGGTAGACCCGTCCGTAGTGATCAGGATACCAGTGGTGGCACTTGCAGACCCAACCAGATCGAAGTCGTTGTACTCGATCTCAGCTGACGTAATCACCTTGCCAGTGGCAATAGCCATGAGCGCCGCGTCACTGGTAGCCTTGGTACGGATGCGATTCTGCTTGAAGTACAGACGATCATTCGTACCTGCCATGTTGATGATCCGCGTACCAGTGGTAGTGCCGACACCGAGGAAGCGACTGCCATATACACCCAGACCGTCAGCAGCGTTGCTCGTAGCCCCCACATCCAGCATGTACTTGAAGTTCAGGATGCTGGAAGTATCCCGGAACTCGCAACCGACAATGCTGAAATCCTTCGCAGCCCCAACAGTGAAGGGCGCTACGATGGCTGCGTAGTTGGCCTTAAACAGCAAGTTTTGGACAACGATGTTGGCAGCGCTGACCGGAATGGAGGCTGTGGTAGCAGTGTCGAAGGTGAGTGTAGGCCGCATGGCACCATTCCCCAGACCAACAACCGCCACACCTGCTACGTCGAGCAGCAGTGCGGTGGCGCTGGAAATGGTTTCGGAATGGCCCGGCTTGACCATCACCACATCGCCACGTCCGGAGGAAACCAGACTGAAGGCGCGGTCAAGAGTAGCCAGCGGGCGGTTGAACGTGCCGGGGTTTCCATCGGCTCCGTTGGCCGAATCGACCCAGAACACTTGACCGGCGTAGGCATTGAGAACCGGCATCCCTCGAACCATCAGTCCGTTGGAAAAGCCGGCAGGGAAATTCGACATTTGCGGACCAGCGAGAGTAAGCATTTTGTATCTCCAGAATAACGTCCTTGCGGAACTCCCTCAGTGAGGGCGGAACAGCACAGATTATCCGCACATAATGTGTGCTGAACGGGGAAGCTTTCGCCTCCCCGCTTGTTACATCACTTACGGACCGTTGCTTCCGTAGACGCCACGCGGGTCGGTACAGCCAACGCTGAACCGCATGTAGGTGCCGGCCTTGGCGTTCTTGGTGTCCCAGTCATTGTCCTGGGAGAACTCCGGCCGGTCGCGCCAGAACATCTGCATCCCGGAGGGGCAGTTGGTCCGCACGAACCATGCGTGTGCGCTGGTGAAATAGTGATTCATCTTGATGCCCTTCGGAAACGCATTGGTCGCCTTGAGCACGTTGATGTCGTTGTTAGAGGAGCCGGACTGCAGCACGGACTGCAAAATCCGATTGGCGTTGAACCATTCCTGACGTGGAACGTGGAGCGACTGACCGATGAGGGCGATGGGGAAGCCACGGTCGTTGGTGGCGCCCATGATCTGAATCGACATATCTTCGAGAGCTGCTTCGCTCAGGTCTGCCGCAGGAGTCAGCGCGTTGGAGAACGTCCCACCAGTCGCATTGACGTGCGAGGCCGAGCAGAGAGCCGCTCCGTCCGCCGTGGTGAAGTACGTGGTGGAGAAGGCGTTGTTGTACAGAAACGCCGCCACGTTTTCGACCGTCTGCGTGATGGAGAAGGCGTTGGCCTTGGCACGGCGCTGCGCCACGATCTCGTAGAGGTTGTCACGCAGTTCCTCGTAGCTCACGATGTAGCCGAGGGCGTAAGCCAGGTGCATGTAACGCGCGAGGGCGCCCTGGAACTCCGAGTCCATCGCGATTCCCTGCGATTCCGGCTTGAGCGGGGCGAGGCCGAAGCCGGTGATCTGCAGCTCCTCCTCGTAAGCCTGTCCGGAATCCAGCTCGTCGTACAGGTCTCCGTACTCTTTCGGATGCTCGTCGTAGACCTGACCCCAGATTGCATGCACCCCCGGCCACAGCAGTTTCGGGTGGGAGCCAGTATTGATGATGCCAGCCATGTTTGTCTCCTCGCCTTAGACGCCGGTGGTACCGGAGGCGTAACTGTGGTTGTTGATGCGGACGAGCCAGCGGGCATACTGCCCAATCGCATTGTCCGGAACTTGCAGCACTTGCATGAGCTGCACCTGTCGCGTGTTGCCAGTATTGGCCGAGGAGGAGTCGATCATCCATCCCGACTGGTATCCGTTGTTGGTGCCAGCAACCAGGTCGATGTTGGTGCCCACGTCGGTAGCGGCAAGGATGGTGCCAACACTGTCTTCCATCGCCATGAACAGGATGCCAGGATCGTCAGCAACCAGCACGTAGTAATTCGCGGCCTTCGACGCGGGAACGACGGTGGTGTTGAGGTTGGTCGGGTTCGCCGCCATGCCAGCGTACTTCGGCCCGCCAGCACTGACGATGACGCCAGTAATCGCGTTGCCGTAGCCTGCCGTAGCCAGCGTAACCGTCGGGATGCCGTTCGCATCGGCGGAGCCAGCCAGAACGACCGGATCGCCAATTGCGTAGGCGTTGGTGGAATCGGTACTCGGAATGCAGTACATCCGAGCCTTTCCGTTCCAGGGAGAGTCGTCCAGATAGCTGTACGGAGACAGCCCGAACGGAGCGTTTCGATTGGCCATTTAGGACCTCCTGTGTTTGGGAGTGAAAAGGGTGGACTGCTTGCCGCGGGCAGGGACGTAGCGCTGCTCAGACCCGTGAGGGTTTGCTCCAACGTCTTGGCTTCCCCGCAAGGCCGCGGCAATGGTTTCGTTCTTGGCTTCCAGGGCAGCCATGTCTTGGTCGTGCCACTCCTGGCGAATCTTCATCAGGTACAGACGCTCGACACCACCGCTGGTAGGATCAGCGTCACCAGCCACAACCGATACGCGAGAACCGAGATCGGAGTTACCCGACTTGTTAGCGTCATCGGCCAGGCCTGTGTTAACGAGGGTCACCTCAAGCGGATCGACAAACTCGTAGCCGGCTTGCAGAGCCCGAGCAGTCCGCGCACCGCGAAACCAGTGCAGGTGATACCCCGGAATGTCCGGAACGTGCAGCTTAAGCTCCGGAAGGGACATGGGAATGCGAGTAGCTTCAGTAACGCGGGAATCCCGCGCATTCGCCGGGCTGGGGGTTTCTGCTTTGACAATACTGGTCATGATCAGTCTCCGTAAGCGTAGTACTGTTCGGCGTAATGCTTTTGCCACGACGCCATGTCTTTGAAAGCCCTGTTCGGGCCGACCATACGAGCAGCCTGTCGCTCGCAAGTTTCACGAGCTTCGGCGGGAAGGCTAGCGAAAGTTTTCTTTCCACCAGACGCTCGGCTGCCGCCACCACCGCCACTCTCCACCTTACCTCCAGCTTTCTTTTCTCCGTAAAGACGCTCGAAAACGTCTTCCAGTTCTTTGTCAACTGCAGCGAAGAAAGCGTCGCCAATAAGCTCGTTGTTCGCAGGATCGCGACGAAGTTCCATTGCCACTCCATTCGCGATAGCCGTGCGCCGCGCGTCAGCTCCGTACCACTCATTCCGCCCTTGCCAGCGCAGAAACGAGGGATCAAGCTCTGGCTTCTGAGCGGGCTGCTTCTTCTCTCCAGCTTCTTTCTTTTCTTGCGCCTCCACGGCTTTAGCGATCTCGGCAGCACGCAGATCAGCATCTACCTGCGACAGTTCCGAGGTGAGACGTACCTCGAGGTCTACGTCTCCGTCAGTCTTGGCTTGCCGCAGCTGCCCAAGCAAGGCGTCTCTGGCCTGCTTGACAGCACGCTCCGTCTCCTTGGTCTGGTACTCCTTCATTGCCTCGACAGAATCCCGCATGTCACTCAGCGCGGATTCGAGCTTTTCCCGCGCCTTGCGCTCTGACTCCAGCTCGCCTTGAAGGCGGCGGTTGTTCTCGCGCAGAATGGGCATGACATGATCTGCCCGGTCAAGGAACTCTTCCGCCGGAACCCACTTGGCAGGATCGCCCTGGAATTGATCCTGAGGCTTCCAGCCGAGTTGGCTGGCCCGCTGCTCTGCAGAAATTTCAGACATGACTTTCCCCTCCTTCCTCGGCGGTGATGCGAGCGAAAATGTCGCGGTCGTTGACCAAGCGATACAGCTTCCCGTCCTTCGGCCCACGGGCAAGGTAGCCCGCCAGCTTCGAGATCAGAACGCGGTCGCCAGGGGCAGCTCGCGGGGGCTCGTCGGGCCAGCAAGCCGGACCAACTTCCACCACTACTGCACGTTGCTCGACCATCACAGTCCTCTCGGTAACGCTATCCGGCATGACGAGCAGCGAGGCTTTTCGCTCCGGCTCATAATGCTCGACCAGCACAGCACGGCCCAGCGGGGCAAGCCCCGATCCATTAACTGTTTCAGTCATCACTGAGTTCTCCTCTTACTTGGTGGTAATCTAGCCCGATAAACCAATCGAGCTGCTCGCAGCCTCCAATTGCCTTCGCGTTTAGGATGGCTGTTCCGTACTGGCTGAGGTCTGTGAAAGCCCCCGCAGCCCAGCGTTCTTTAAAGTCCTCCTTGCGGCGACGCACTAGCTCCAAAATCGCCTGAGTTACTGGATGGGCCAGCCATGCTTCGAATTCCTCCTGCTGCAGGTTTTGCATTTTCGCCTCCTAGCTGTTTCAACATCGTCTCTGCCCAGCCACGCAACGAATCGTCGTGAGTCTTAAGCAGCCCAACCACAGCCGACATAGCTGCAAGTTTGTGACCTTCGTCAATCGCACCCGCCTTGGTCACCGCCAGCGCAGCGTCAGCTTCTAGCTTGGCGATCTGAGCTTGGATCAGTTTGCGATTCTCGATCAGCTCCAATACGAATTTCTGCATGTCCGTCTGGACGGCAAGTTGTTTGGCCTGCACCTTAAGCTCCTCGATCTGGAGCTTTTCGGACTTGCCAGCAGGAATCTTCTCCGGGCCGGGATAGACAAGTTCAGCGTCCTCTACACGCAACGCTTTGAGATACCTCCGCTCAACCGCTGTCGTATCGTATCCGGGCGTAGTAGCTGCAGCTGCTTTAAGAGCCTGCGCTTGCTGAAGTTGCATCACGTCGGAGGAGGCGTTCGGGTCGGCTGCCGGGCGAATGGCGCGAGGATCGCCTTTGTAATCCTCAGCCGTGATCTCGAGTCCAGCCACACCAGCCTGGACCATGTCCACTGCGTGAATTGCGTTGAGCGAGTACAGCTTACGAAACTCATCCCGCATACAGCGCCACATACGCTTGAACAGCGCAGAGTAGATTTTCATGCCTTGTTCAACGGAGGTGCGGGCTACCTCAGCTGGAGTGTTTTGCCCCGGAGTTTCCCCAACCATCATGTCAGTGGAGGCCGAGATCCTGCTGGTAAAGTTAATCAGCAGGTCGAGCAGGCTGAACAGTACCTGCGAGGGTTCCCTTACCTGCAACGGGACAATGCTCTTGTGCAGGTCGTCGCCGGAGGCATCTACTCGCTTCCACTCGAGGGGCGCGAAGGTGTAGACACCGCCACGGATCTTAGCACCGCGACCGAGAAAGCCTCCAGCTGTATTGGCCATCGTACCTGCATCAACGAGCTGGTTAACCAGTGTGTTAACTGACTCATTGAGCGGACCGAGCAGTACCCCGAAGCCAATGTCGTAGATGCCGCCATCGGGCGCTGGAATAAACCCGTACTTGGTGAAGTACTCGGTAGCATGAATGCCGACAATGCGGCCGCTACGGAGCCTGGTGACATCCTCTTCGCGGTCACAGCGAGCGACGATCCGCAGAACCTTCTGGCTAACGGACTCCACAGTGATGATGTAAGGCTCGGCGTATCCGTCTCCATCCAGGTCTAGCCAGGTATGTTGCTCCAGCAGGGTAAAAGGAGTGTGTTCGTCGCCAGTCGGAGGAGGGGTGCTACCAGTACGACGATCTGCTTCTGGGGTAGCACGCGCGCGAGCAGGTTCGTTAAACCAGGGCTCCTCGCTCAGGTCGGTGAAAATTCCCTTGGCAAAGCGCTCCATCAAGTCGTTCCGGTACATCGGCACGATGTGCGTCTTGCGGCGGCAGGTTTCAACCGACTTGGCTGAGTAATCCATTACCAAGTCGTGGGCAGAGACGAGCTCGCTGCGGTTCTGACCAGAGGCGTCCCGGTAGGTCTTCTTGAACGCAGACCCCACGATAGGGACTTGAAGCAACAACCTGTCGTGCTGCTCTTCCCAAGCCTCATCCTCTTCGAGCAGCTGATAGCTCATGTGCTTCGCTACGCGGTCAGCCCGATCTCGAAGACTTCCATCTGGGTCAGCTCCGATCACACGGCACTTTACCAAGTCGGTGCTGGGAACCAGTGCAGGGTAGGCGCGGGCATGAAACTGGATCGCGCCAATCGTCACCAGTGGAAAGGCAATGTTAGAACAGTTAGGCCAGGGGAAGGACTTATCTTGCGTGACCTGCAGCGCCAAGTCCATCGCAGCCTGGGTACGACGCTTCCAGGCACTTCGGGAAGCTTCGTCCTGCTCATACCCGCGCACTACCCACTCACCAATGCGCGCAAGATCGCGTTCAGACAAAGCCCCAGCCAGGTTGGCCTTCCGCATCGCGGCTGCGTCAAAACGAAGCGTAGTTTCGAGTTCGAGCATCTCAGTATCCCGTCGTCATACTACGCCCGTAGGTTTTTCTCGGGTCGTTGGCACGCATGTAAAGTTCTTCCTCGTCAAGAAAATCGTCCTCTTCGACCTCAGCAGCTTCCTCGAAGCCCTTAACCAACAAGGCGGTCGAGTCGAACTGATCGTCTAGCAACGCATCGCTGATACCAGTAAAACGCATCAGCTCGTCTTCGTAGGCAGGATACCATGAAGCCTGCTTATCAAACCGCATGGCACCAGCGCGGTGGCGTTTCTTGAACGGAAGGCCTCGTGTAGCCTTGTCCTTCACCGGATCAATCACAGTGATGTTCAGGAAAACATTCCGCTCCCGCATAGCGGTGTAGATCGTAGTCTCGAGTGCCTTCCAGATCACGCCTCCCTCTACGACAAATTCGTCGGGATTCCAGCGTTTTTGCAGCAGGAAGAGCTCTTCGATCCACTCAGTTGGGTCCCAACGGCCAACGCGCTGGTCTACCACATGAATGAGCCCAAGAGCGTCACGCCCCCCTACTGTGAAGGAAGTTCTGTTCGCCTTGTCTGCCCGCGATACTGCCCAATCGCAGCCGACCTTAATGACCTTTTGGCGCTGCCTGTCCTCGGGCGACATCTCGATGAAGTCGTCTCGCCGGAGATAGGTCTGCGTGTGGTCCAGCGGATCGTTGAGGTATTCCTGCGAATAACCTGCCGCGTCCCCGTCGTCTATGTAGGCTTGACGAATCTTCCGCAACCGCTCCTCAGGGAATTGCTCGGGCCAAAGAATGCCAGTAAACTCATCAAAGCTATCGTGCGCGCGGTACCGCCGAGTTTTCCAAGCCCCCGAACGCATCACACGAGACAGCAGGGCATCTTCGTGCAGAATCGTACCGTGGAACCTGATCTTCCCGCCCCGCCTTCTCGAGGGCATTAAGGCGCGGAAGAACCAGCGACGAAACTTCTGGCGCCGATCAATGTTCTCGACCTGCTCATCTTCCTCCAGGTCATCGCAGATGATAAGCCCAGGACGTTTGCCGTTCCACTTAATCCCCCGCATCTTCTGCCCTGAGCCCTTAGCAATCAGCCGCGCCTCGTGCCCGTCGTCAAAGCGGACAATCACGTCGGTCTTTGAGTCAGTCGGGAGACTGTGAATGCCAAAGTCCGCCCGCAGATCGTCGTTTTCTCGCAGTTCCTTTGCTACATCCCCGAGGTGTTCTTTGGCCAGGTCCTCCGTAGCAGAGACAATAACGAGGTAGTCCTCTACGCGGAACATCAGGTTCGCCAACCCGTAGACGTGGGTCAGCGCAGTACTCTTCGCATGCTCCCGCGGGGCGGCTACGGCGATCAGCGGTTCGGGGTCGCAGTATAGGTCCCAGCACTCACGGTGAAGGTCGGGCGTCGGCTGCGGATTGTCGTACCGCGTCGATAGGTACACCCCAGCAAAGTTCTCGATGAGCTTTGCGTTTAGCGGGATTCGGACGGTTGGCTTCACGGCAGCGCAGGAATGATGGCGAGATAGCCGGATTTGACGAGCGTCTGTCCAGCCGAGGTAGTAATGGTGCAAGTCAGGTTATACACCACCCCCTCCACACCTCCCGTAACCTTCTGCGAAACCTGCGTACCGGAGGCTGAGGCGGAGCCCGAGATCAACGCAGAGGGAGAAGCGTCCGTACCGGACCACACCGAGGCCGCTACGCTCTGCGTTGAAATCGTCTCGCCTGCCTCCAGTTCGCCGAGAAACTCGAACACCACCGAACGGGTGGCAGCGGCGGGTTTAGGCATAAACTCCTGCCTGGCGCTCATGGCAGCTCAGCACCCTCCAGCCATTTTGTAGCGCGCCCGCACAGGTTCCGCCGGCGTCGGAGCAAACTGCTCATTGAGGGGATTAACTCCGCGAAGGTCCCGCGACTGAAACTTCTCCTTCGGCGGAATTCTGGAAGCGACTGGCTGCTTAACCTTCAGCTGTTTGGTCGATTGTTTCACCTTGTATCTCCTTTTCCACCCGAGGGGCGTTGAGGGCATTAAGTCTTTCTGCAAGCGCAGTAAGCCGAGCCCCCGGCTCAACCACCACCACCGGAGCTTGTGCTCCAACATTCAACGCCCTAGCTCCGAGTTCCAGAGCTTTGAGAGCCAGGGAATCCGAAACCTGTTCCGCCGGCTTCGAGAGCTTTGCCTGCAGAACCTCCAGGGACCGGGTTACCAGAGCGTCAAACCGCTCCTTAATCGAGGCTCGGATCGTCGGATCAACCAGCTCGTTCCGCCGCTCCTCCAGCCTGTTCCTAAAAGCATCGCTCGAGAACACAATCGAGACCCAGGCCTGCGTGTAGCCGAACCTCTCCGCGATCTCCCCCTGCGAAATCCAGGGATTGGCCACCACCAGATCAATCATTGCGTCGTGCGTATAGCGAATTTTCTGAATCCCCGGCGCCTGTCCGGGTGAGCGCGCTGCCGCGTCCTCCTCGCTCAGCGGTTGTAGCCGCAGTTCCTCAAGCAGTCCGCCAGCATCAATCCGGCGGTCTGCCCAGCCCCCCTCGGAGGGGAGGGCTCCGGGGGTCTGGGCGAGGGCAAGGAGGGAAGGGGGCAGCGCGCTCATAACCCCCACATTATGGCCCGCCGGATGGGAGAAGTCAATAGGGCGGGGGGAGGATGGGGAATTGTGGGGACTTTATGGAAGGATAAAGCGTGCCAATAACTAAAAAACTATCCAAAATGTAACGGTGCAGGATTAATAAATTTCAGGCGCGCGTTTTGCCCCCCCACCCCCTCGCGAATCACCTGGGCGCACGGGCAGCGGGGCGCGGGCCAAGCGAGCTGGATGGGCAGCGGCCGGCCGACCGGGATGCCACAAGCATATGGGGAATGGCATGGGGTATGCTGGATGGGTATGCGATGCAGATATGCTGGATGGATATGACATGCAGGTATGATGGGCGGGTATGCGAGGCAGGTATGCTGAGGGCATAGCCGATATGCTGGATGGGTATGGGGAATGCCATCAGCATATGGGGAATGGCGGAGGATCAGGCACGATTATTGCTACGCGCGTGCGCGTGCGCGCCTTTTTATCTAGGTGATGAACGGTCGATTTGAGCCGACGAACGGTATTTGCAATTTCGGCTGGATGCGTATATGATTCAACCACGGTCAGCGGGGATGGCCCCGCACCATGCATAGGAGCCAATCATGGCACGAGAAAACGCAGTCTTTGACGTGGCGATTGACGCCACGAAAAACGAGATCGCCTACCGCGTTGTAGGCAACGGAAACATCCACGTCTTGCATATGGACAAGGTGCATTCCGCCAACGTCGCCTACGCCGCGCTGCACGGCATGAAGCAGAGGTGCGTTGATAACACGGCGATCAGCAAGACCAATGCGGACGGCAGTATCCGGTCGGCGGCCACCATGGCCAAGCTGCGCGAAGAGGCCCTGCTGGAAATGATCCAGCATTACGAGTCCGGTGTGGAGCGGTGGAATATCCGCGAACCGGGCAAGGGCGGCGGGGCCAAGAAGCCTGTGTTCGATCTCGATCTCGTCATTCGAGCCGCCATGGCCCTGACCGGCAAGGAATATGCCGAGATTCGCGCCCACGTTGAGCGCAGGGCCAAATCAGCTGGTTGCACCATGGCGGCGATTGCCGAGGCATGGGTCGGGCAGGATGCGCGGCTCGGCGCCAAGGTTGCCGAGATGCGCGCCGCCGAGGCTGATCCGGCCCTGTGCGCCGGCCTCCTCGACGCATTGATGGGCGACGAGGACGCGGGCGACGAGGACGAGGACGACGCCGAGGAGTGACCTTATCGGGGCGCGTGACAGGCGTCCCTGTTAAGGCCCATTCCGGGCCGTGACGAGGAGTAGTACCATGCACAAAACCTGCAAATGTGGGGGATCAATCCGCCCGAAAGACCCGAGTGTGGCACAGCCTGCTACCGCAACATGGCCCTACGTAACCTACCGCACTGAGCGGATCACGCAAGGAGTAGCCACGTTTTACTGCAACCAATGCGGCCGGATTTTCACGCAGCGACTGCGCCAATCCAAGAGGAGCTAGACCATGACCTACACCAGCATCAATTTCAAGACCAAGAAGGCCTTCCGCGAAGCCGTGGAATCCGGTACGGAAGTCCGGCTGTGGAATCCTGGACTCGGGAAGCCGGCGAGTGACGGCTCCGAATGCGTCGAAGGTCCGTGGTATCCCGAGCCCCATCGCTGGTATGCGCAGGTCGAGGTACGCGAGGGACGGGTCACGAAGGTCAGGTAGCTCGTGGAGGGGGCCGGGTCCGAAAGGCCCGGTCGCCCCATGCTCGCTACAGCAGC